GCCCCGCAGGGCGTGGGGGTTGGTTGATCGAGTTAGAAAATGCCCTTGGTCGCCCGCTGCTCGACGACCGTGGACGGAGTCTCGCCGAACGTGATCCACGAGGCCGCGAAGGCCGGGTGACACTTCTCCTTCTCGGAGAGCTCGACGATCAGCTTCCACTGTACATCCTCGGAGAGCTCGGCGAACCGCTCGGGCTTGCCGATGACCTCGGAGAGCGACACCGACGAGGCGTTGCGGCCGATCGGGGCGATGGTACGGGCGGGCGAGGCCGACGGGCGAGCGGTCGGCGTCGAGAGGTCCTTCAACAGGGCCTCGAACTTGCCGCCGCCGACGATGAAGGCGTCCGCGAGCATGGTCTCGGTCTGCGGGGAGACCTTGCGGTTCCCGAGGGCGACCTTGACGTTGGCAAGGGCGACAGCCCGACGAGCGGCCGAGAGGTCGGCCTTCAACCGCTTGACCTCCGAGAGGGTAGCGTCCTCCTCGACCTTCTTCTCCTCGATCTCCTGGGCGGCCTTCTGCAACTCGAGAGCCGCGCCCTCGAGGGCCTCGGGGTCGGCGGAGGGAGCCTCGACGAGGTCGGGGTTCGCCGCGTGAGCGGCCGCGTGGAGCTCGGGGAACAGCTTGGAGATCAGAGCGGCGATCGCCGCTTCGTCCATGCCATTGTCGGCGCAGTAGGCCGCACATTCTTCCATGGTCATCTTGTACATCGTGTCACCTTCGGAAAGAGAGACCCCGCGCATCTCTGCGACGGGGACCTGTTGGGTCTTGATCTGGGGTATGGTCACGAACGAGACCTCGCCGATCGCGAACGGGTACTCGGGGACCTCGTCGAGCTCCGTACCCGCCCAGGCGCGAATGTTCGGCGAGACGTAGGGGATCTCGCCGTCGTCGAACGCCGCCGCCCATTTGGGGGACGTGAGGTCGAGACCGCCGTAGAGCATCTCGGAGACAGGTTGGGCGATGCCATGGGCGGCCGCCTCCGACTGGGTCAACGAGACCACTCGTCGAAGGTAGCCCGCCGCCGTTCCATTCTTGTCGTGTTCAATCGCCACCGGAGGCGCGAACGAGAGGAGCCAACGTTGGACCGAGGCAACCGCATCCTCCCAACGGAACCGCAGCTCGTCGGGGTTCGTCTCCTCGGCGTCAAAATCCCACTTCATCCCGTGGGCGTGGATCACACCTCGAGGAACGAGAGAAACCCACCGGAGGCCGGAGTCGTCGCCCAGGTCGATCGAGACAGTGCGGAGTTTGAGACGGGAGGAACGCATGGGGCCTACGATGCACCGCCTACCGCAGTTCCGCTAGCCCTAGACCCCCTCTAGGCGGTCTGGTAGCACGCCGAGCGACCAACTAGGCCCACCCCTATCGCGAGAGGCAACGATGCTAACCCGAAGACAGCGGATCTTGCTCGATCTTTTGACCAAGTGTCACTCGGTCGACCACCACCCAAGTCCCGAGCACCTATCGCGACTCCTCGCGAAGGCTACCCAGTGGCCCGCCGGGACCTCGCCGAAGGCCGTCCGCGCCGAGCTCGGGCGACTCTACGAGGAGGGCGTCCTCCCCCACCTCGAGCGGGGAGCGGGGAGCTCGCCTACGAAGTACGCCGTCCCCGACTGCCACTGCGACTACTGCGGTCATCGCGTGTAGACTCCGATGTACCCGCAGCGGCAGTCCGAGCGGCCCTCGCAGTTCGGGTCGGGGAGCGGGGGTAGTTTCAACTCGCCACCTACGACAAACGAGGCCACGTCGTAGGTGTCGCCGTCCGCCGCCGCGCACACATCGCACCGGTTCGAGTCGGGGATGCTCGACCGGATGACCTTGTTCGGGACTGGGAGGTCCATCGCAGGGGCCGAGGCATAGGCCCCCATCCGAGAGGCCGAGGCCACCATGTTCCGCGCCCCCGCGGCCTCCTTGACGAGGCCTGCGATCGTGATCCGAGTCACGAAGTTGTCGAGGTCACCGCCCGCGAGGATCGCCGCCTCGACTTCACCCTGGACACGGTCCGCGATGACCTCTCCGGCCTTCTGCGTCGCCGCAGCTGCGGTCGCAAACTGGGCGTTCGCCGCCGTCGTCGCCGCCGCCGCTCGAGCTGCTACCTCGGGGGTCTGCGTCGCCGCCGTCGCTGCGGTCCCAGACCGAACCGACCGCTTGATCTCGTCGAGGACCTCGGCCTCCGTCGCAGACCGCAGCGTCCCCGCCGCTCCTGTCAACGCCGCCTGGTACTCGGCTACGAAGGTCGCCCAGATCCGATCCCGCTCGCCCGCTTGCCAACCGTCCGCGAGACCCGAGATCACCGCTTGCCGATGACGACCGGAGATCTCGTCGATCACTACCGCGAGGCGGGCGTCGAGGTCGTTTCGAGTCTCCGCGAGGGTGACCCAACCTACGACCGTCTCCTCGAGGCGGAGTTCTCTGTAGGTCGTGAACGGAAGGCCGTCCCCTCCGACTACGAGGACCCCTTCTCCTTCGCCGTCGCCGAGGTCACCGCCGAGCTCGCCCAAGGTCGAGGCCGTACGGTGGGCGCGGGTAGCGTACCCCACGAGGAGCGACCGAACCCACGACCGAGCCGCGTCGCCGCCCCGCAGGGCGTAGGCGTGGAACGAGGGGCCGCCGTCCGCGAAGGACTTGGAGGAGGAGTGGCGCGGGTAGACCTTGGAGAAGTAGTCCGCGAGGCCGAGGACGCGACGCCACGCGAGACGCTTGCCCGCCGCGAGGTCGCGAGCGAGCATAAGGGCCTCCGAGTCGGTCGTCCGCGCCTTCCCTGCGATGCGGTGGGCGAGGATAGCCGCCGCCGCCGCCGCCATGACATTGTCTGGGACGATCACCTCGGGGTGTTCGCCCAGTGCCGCCGCGATGCTCGAGGCCTCCGACGCCGAGAGGGATGGAGACACCGGAGCGAACGCCGACGCCTCGCCGATCGCTGCGGGGACCTCGACGTTCCCCTCGAGGACGACCTGCGGGGTCGCGACTGCGGGGACGCCTTCCGCCTGGACAACTGGGACCGCCGGAGCTGCGACCATGGCCGCGAGCCGAGTTTGGGCCTCGACGAGTTGACGGGCGATCGGCTCCGCGAGACCCGAGATCGTCAAGAGGATGACCGCCGCCTCGGGAGCGAGAGGCGTCGCCGAGCTCGGGGAGAGCATACCGAGGACCGTCGTCGCAGTCGCCGCCGTTGCGTTGCCCACCGGCTCGGGGAGGTCGGCCACTACCTCGACCGGGAGCTCGGGTGCGCCGATAACACGACGCGCCCACTTCTCGTCGTCGGGGCCGCGAGTGATCAGACCCGCCTGGACGCCGTTGACGTAGGCCGCCCAACCGTCCATCCCAGTCGTCAACTCGGCCGACTGCACCTGCAACTTCGGGAGGCGGCCGTCGTAGCCCACTTGATTCGCCAACCAACGGAACATCCCGCGAGACTGTCGATCGAAGATGGAGTTGATCCACGCCTTCGCCTTGCGACCTTGCGCCCCGTCCAACGTCTCGGCCATGGCCCGCGACCCAAACTGCGTTATCCCCGCGAGAGGGGCGTTCAACTTCTTCTCGATCTGTCGGTCCCAGTACTCGAGCTGCGAGACCACGTCGGGGGGTGACCCGCTCGGGTACTTCATCTCGACCGAGACCGCCTGCGGTCGCAGGATGTACTTTCGTTGACCGTCCTGGAACTGTTGACCGAACTCGTTGAAGGCCGCGATGTCCGCCTCGCCCACCGAGGGCTCGTAGGCGATGTCGAGGAAACCCCAAGCGAGTTGGTTGTAGACGCCCGCGTTGATCGCGATCTGTTTCCACAGCTCGAAGGGTTGGACGCAGTCGCGGAGGATCGACCGGCCCTCAAACTCGCCCGCGCCCGCGAACCCGTGGACCGTGTGGACGAGCTGCTCGGCGTCGAGGTCATCGTATCCGTTCGGGGTCGAGAACCGAGCTCCGCCGAACAAGTAGCCGTTCGGTTTCCAGAGCATGATCGCATTGTGGGCGACTGGGTACCACTCGACCGAACCGCCGGAGAGCATCCGAGGGAACATGAGGCCGAACCCCATGAAGGCGTCGAGGAGGGGGTACGCCCAGAGGGCCGTCTCGCCCTCGACCATGCCGTCGTAGACGACCGCGTCGTCTATGCACGCCGTTTGACAGAGGTCCATGAAGGCCTTCTCCTCGACCCCCGGCTCGTGGCGGTGAGGCCACACGATCTCCTTCGGGAGGGCCGCGCCCTCGGTGATCGCCCAGTAGACCGCCGAGGCGATGCCAACGTGGGTCGTCATCATCTCTTGGAACTTGCCTTGGAGTCCCGCGATACCACGTCGCTCGGACGGGATGAACGAGAGGTTGGCGTCCGCGTCTGGGAGGCCTCCTCGGTAGTTGCGAGCTCCGATCAGATTGACCCGCTCGGTCACCTGGGCGGTCGGGATCTCGCGGCCTTGGG